ACATGTGTTGCAGATGAAGAACTAAAGTTATGGAAAGAATGTTTTGATTGGATATCATCTCTTGGTTTTCCAGAAAGTTATTCTCAATACGGCAGACTTTCGCAAGGTAATACTATTGTTTCTGGAGAAGATGCCTTCTGTGATGGTGTACTCACAATATATAACAACCAACAATCACCAATTTTGCGTATAAATATAAGAGATATGTTTCCAATCGCAGTAAGTGAAATAAACCTTGCAACAAATGATAGTGGAGATGAATCAACATCTTTTGTCATCGACTTACAATACAGGAGTTATGAGGTCGATATTATTATTTAAATTATGGAGTTGTAATGACAGATAAATTAAAAGACTTGATTGAAGAATCAAAAGAAGATATCCAAATCAATTTCCTTGAACTCATTAACGAATTAAACAGAATTCCTACACAGGTTGGTAAGTGGTTAACATATCATCAAGTGCAGAGACAAAAAATGATCTTAATCGAAACAGATTATAAAAAAATGGTTGCACTTAAAACCAAATTCTATATGGGTAAAATGGATGATGATGAAAGAGAGAAATATGGATGGCCATTAGAGGGCACAAAAGTTCTCAAGACAGATTTGCATATGTGGTTAGATTCTGATGACGAATTAATTAAAGAAAAACACAAATATAAAATGCAAGAACAAATAGTATCTTTTATAGAAACTACTATTAATAGTATTCAAGATAAAAAATGGTCTATAAAAAATTATATTGAATGGAAAAAGTGGACTGAAGGTGGGTAATGGATACAGTAGTATCAGTAAATAGATTAAATGATGTTTACGCAGAAATAGATTCAAACGAATTTTTTGCACTCAAAGAACTGGTAGAGTATTTTACTTTTAAAGTACCAGGCGCAGAATTTATGCCGACATATAGAAATAAAGTATGGGATGGGAAAATTCGTCTACTTAATCCTAACTCAAGAAAACTTTATCTTGGTCTTGTACCATTGGTGGAAAAATTCTGTTCTTCAAACAATTATAAATTCGAATATCCAAATTCATACCCAAAAATACCCATATCATCTAAAGAATTAGAATCATTTACAAAACTAGTAAATCCACATTCTGGAGGTAAACCGATTGGATACAGAGATTACCAGATTGATGCAATTAAATCATCTATAAACAAAGAGAGAATATTGTTAGTATCTCCAACTGCATCTGGCAAATCTCTCATAATCTATTCACTAGTTAGATTTTACAACATGCATCCAAATGTAAAGGGTAAACAAATTTTAATTATTGTACCAACAACATCTCTTGTTGAACAAATGTATGGGGATTTCAAAGATTATGGCTGGGATGTTGAAAGATATTGTCATAAAATATATCAAGGACAAGATAAGAGAACTAATAAAAAAGTAGTTATATCTACTTGGCAATCAATATATAAAATGGGTAGAGAATATTTTGACCAATTTGGTGTAGTTATAGGCGATGAATGTCATTTATTTAAGGCAAATTCTTTAAATAAAATTATGGAAAAAATGGTTAACTGTAGATATAGAGTCGGTACGACAGGTACACTAGACGGCACTAAAACTCATAAGTTAGTTTTAAATGGATTATTTGGTGATGTAGAACAAGTAACAACAACTAAAAAATTGATTGACAATAAAACACTTTCTGATTTTAAAATTAAATGTCTTGTTTTAAAATATAGTGACGAAGATAGAAAGTTTTGTAAAAAACATTGGAGTTCGGAACCTAATGCGGGCCCAATGAAATATTCAGATGAAATAGATTGGTTAATTACAAATCAACAAAGACAAAGGTTTATCACCAATCTTGCAGAATCATTGGATGGCAACACTCTAGTTTTATTTAATCAGGTAATAAAACAGGGTAAACCGTTACATGAGTCAATACAAAAAAAGGTGGCAGATGGAAGACCTGTTTTCTATGTATCGGGGGAAGTTAAAACCATAGAAAGAGAAGAAGTTAGAAAAATTACAGAAATTTCTGACAACGCAATTATTGTTGCATCTTATGGTACATTCTCTACTGGCATTAATATTAAAAAACTTCACAACGTTGTTTTTGCATCACCATCAAAAAGTAGAGTTAGAAATTTACAATCGATTGGTAGGGCCCTTAGAAAAGGAAATGGGAAAACTTCTGCAGTTCTATATGATGTTGTAGATGATTTAAAATATAAGACATATCTTAATTTCGCCATGAGACACTTTTATGAACGCATAAATATATACAATGAGGAAAACTTTGACTTTTCCATCCATGAAATAAATATGTATAAGGAAGATTAAATGTCAGAAATTGAAGCCGAATACAGAATTGTAAAATTTGTCAACGGAGATGATGTTATTTCTGAAATTAGAGGCCTTGAAGATACAACAAATGATGTTATCTTTTTGGTAGATGCATATCAAATCCAAACGTTTCAAGTACCTACATCCGAAACCCAAACAGTCGCACTAAGAAAGTGGGCTCCATACACAGACGATATCACTGTACCTGTTAGTTTAAGAAATGTTATTTCTATCTCAAGTGTAAAAAACGATCTACTACAATACTACATCAATATTGCCGAACAACAACGTGATTCTGGTGAACCGTTTATGGACGATATCGAGGAGTGTGGAGTACAAGAACTAGTAGATGCGGAAGAAACGGATTCTCTAACTCAAGATACATTGATAGAGATGTTGAAGGCAAGGAAAAGTACAGTTCATTAATGTATCTAAATGAACTATATTAATATCCTTATTATCAATGGTCACTGACCATTATACACCTTGTCAAGATAAAGTCAATACTTTTTTTGACTTGACAACAAAAAAATTTTATGGTATAGTGTATTAACTTTTTAAGGTGAATTAATTATGAAAAAGAAAAAACAACATTACGTAGACAACAAGAAGCTTCTGGTAGCTATGACTGAGTTCAAAGAATCAGTAGAATCTGCAAAACTCAATGAGACACCTAGGCCTAGAGTACCGCCATACATTGGTGAAAGTATAATGAAAATTGCAGAACATCTATCATATAGACCCAATTTTATCAATTACACATATAAAGAAGATATGATTTGTGATGGTATTGAAAATTGTCTTTTATATATTGACAATTTCGACCCAGAGAAAAGTAAAAATCCTTTCGCGTATTTCACTCAAATTATATACTATGCATTTATCCGTAGAATTCAAAAAGAAAAGAAACAGATGTATGTTAAGTATAAGTCTTTAGAAAATTCTGATGTGGTTGATGAGATTATGCAAACTAGTGATGGTAATCCTATGAAAAATAATTATTTGGATTTTATTCAAAATAATCTTGGTGACTTTCTTTCAGATTTTGAAGAAACACAAAGAAATAAAAAGAAAAAACGAGGTAGAAAACCAAAGGTCGAGAGTACTGGAGAATAGTATATATGAAAGTCGCTTTGATTACAGACACCCACTTTGGTGCTAGGGGTGATAGTATTTTATTTTATGATTATATGATGGAATTTTATAATAATGTATTTTTTCCAGAATTAGAAAAAAGAAATATAGATACAGTCATTCATCTTGGAGATGTTGTTGATAGACGTAAATTTATCAATTTTAATATCTTAACCAGAATGAAAAAAGAGTTTCTTGGAAGATTGCAAGAAATGAATATAACTACCCATATGCTGGTAGGAAATCATGATACATATTTTAAAAATACAAATTCAGTCAATGCAATGAAAGAATTGATTGATGCATCACATCCTAATGCTCCTATCATATATGAAGAAGTAGAAAACATAAAGTTATCAGATGGTACTGATATTCTTATGTTGCCATGGATCAATTCAGAAAACTATAAATCATCTCTTTCTGCAATCAAAAAAACTAAGTCTAAAATTTGTTTTGGACATTTAGAACTTGCAGGCTTTGAAATGATGAGGGGTCTTAAATGTGAAGATGGAATGGACATGAAACATTTTGAAAAATTTGATTTGACATGCTCTGGTCACTTTCATACAAAATCTAATCAGGGAAACTTACATTATCTTGGTACTGCATATGAGTTATTTTGGAGTGATTTTAATGACAGAAAAGGATTTCATATTTGGGATACGAAAACCAATGAATTAGAACATATCATCAATCCATATAAAATGTTTAATAAAATATGGTATGATGATAATACAAAAGTTACCGAAGATTTTTCGCATTTAAAAGACAAATATGTAAAGATAATAGTTAAAGAAAAAAGTAACGCATTTCATTTTGAACAACTTGTAGATCAGATGT